AGAAAATGGGTTACATGCATGGAGGTGATGCTAAGAAGATGGGTATGAGTTATGGTGGCATGACTAAGAAGCCCATGAAGATGAACAGAGGCGGTATGTGCGGTGCATCTAACCCAGCGTCTAAACCTATGAAGAGTAAGTAGATGAAGGTTTATGAAAAATATAAATCTGCTCTAGCTAAGCATGGCTACACAGTAGATGTAGATGGTTGTGTCTGGGATGAGCGAGGCAATCAAGCTGCTATGGAAGATAGATTTGGCAATGCTTTTTGTAATGATCCAAACGTAACAGATATTTGTAGAGCTGCTGAGGTGTCTAAGCCTAAGAAAAAGTCTAAAGCACCTGAGGGTAAGAAACGTGCTCGCACTGCCAAAGGTCACTACGTTAAGGATGATCCTAATACGCCAGAGAATGAAGCGTGGGTTGATGAGTAATGAGCTTAGTTAATCAGGGTAAAGCATCACGCATTCGGTCTGTATACGGTCACAATACTGGTACAAGCACGGAAGATGTGTACACTTGCCCAGCTAACTGTGTTTCTGAAATTACCTTTATACATATAGTTAATGGTGAAAGTAGTGGAACAAACACAGTTGATATAACTTGGTACGTAGCTGCTGATAGTTATACCTCAAAGTTTTTAAACGACAAAGGTGTAGCACATAATGAAGCAGTTACTCACAGTAATATAGATATAGTACTTCAAGCTGGTGATAAAATACAGGTAACCCCTTCTTCCGCTGGACACATTGATACTATTATTACAGTGACTGAAACCTTTTTACCTGTAGGTTAACGGGTATGCGTAAACAGTGGTACTAAGTTACCACTAAATAAGTATAACTATCTCCGCACACAAACAAAGGAGATAGTGATGCTAAACTTTTTAGAACGTAGCTTTAAGGCTATACAAAGAACACAACAATCAAGAGCAGATCTTTGGTTACTTAACAACATGAGTAACAGAGAATTACGTGACATCGGTATTAGTCGCGGAGAGATAAGAGAGCATATAAATGGCAAGAAATCTAACCGAAAAACAAATCAAGTTTCTTGAAGTATTATTCGACGAAGCTAATGGTGATGCTGTTGCAGCTAAAGGGTTGGCAGGTTACGGGAACAACAGCAGCACTACAGCTATTGTTGAATCCCTAAAGGATGAGATAGGCGAGAAGACTCGTACATATTTTGCCCGTACTGCCCCTAAAGCTGCAGTTGCTATGGTAGGTGCTCTTTCTGATCCTACTGAGCTAGGCATAAAAGAAAAGATGGTTGCAGCAAAAGACTTGCTAGACCGCGCTGGACTTGGTAAAGTAGATAAAGTGGATGTCACATCAAGCGGTGGCATCTTCTATCTACCACCAAAAGAAGGCACAAACGAATAAGTATTCCAACAAGAGACCTAGGATTCTGGCAATTACCAAAGCCAACCAAGGGCAACGAAAAACAATGGCACAAAGTAGTACGTGTAACCTCAAAGATACCGTGGGGGTATGAACTAGATTCAGATAACGATAAGCTTTTATTGCCTATCGAAGATGAACTTATAGCGTTAGAGCTTGCAAAGAGACATCTTAAACAGTATAGTTATCGTGCAGTAGCACAATGGCTAAGCAAAGAAACAGGTCGCTATATATCACATATGGGACTAAAGAAGAGAATCGAAGTTGAGCAAAGACGTAGAAAAGCATCTGCAATTAAACGCAAGCTTGCCAAGTGGCTCGAAGAAACCCTTGAGGAAATCGAAAAACTCGAAACCCAAGGGGTCGGGGCATACGCAGAGTCCGATAGAAGTAGTTGAACAGATAGATACTCCAAGGGAGACTGTTCCTGCTCAAGTAGTTTCTCCTGAGTATGATGAGGACTTAGCACAAGAGATAGTGTTCAAGCCTAACCCCGGCCCCCAAACTTCTTTTCTGAGTTCATCAGAGAGAGAAGTACTATATGGCGGCGCAGCTGGTGGAGGTAAATCGTATGCCATGTTGGCTGACCCTCTACACGGACTAAATGATCCTAACTTCTCAGGGCTACTTGTACGTCATACTACAGAAGAGCTTAGAGAGTTAATACAGAAGAGTCAAGAATTATATCCTAAAGCTATACCGGGTATTAAATGGTCAGAACGTAAGTCACAGTGGACTTCACCTAGGGGTGGCAGACTGTGGATGTCTTACTTGGATAAAGACACAGACGTTACAAGATACCAAGGACAGGCGTTTAACTGGATAGGCTTCGACGAACTTACACAATGGTCAAGCCCTTACGCTTGGGATTACATGAGATCACGTTTACGTAGTTCAGCAAAGAACTTAGGTTTATACATGAGAGCTACTACCAACCCAGGTGGCAGCGGTCACCAGTGGGTTAAGAAAATGTTTATTGACCCTGGACCATCTAACGAGCCTTTCTGGGCTACTAATGTTGAAACAGGTGATACTATTACGTACCCTGTGGGACACAGTAAAGCGGGACAACCATTATTCAAACGTAGGTTTATACCTGCATCACTATTTGATAACCCATATCTCTCTGAGGCAGGTGACTATGAAGCAATGCTACTGTCACTACCAGAGCACCAAAGAAAACAACTCTTAGAGGGTAACTGGGATATTAATGATGGAGCCGCTTTCCCAGAGTTTGACAGAACCAAACATGTCGTTGACGCTTTTGAAGTTCCCGAAAGCTGGGCTAAGTTTAGAGCTTGTGACTACGGCTACGGATCTTATACAGGAGTTATCTGGTTTGCTGTTGCACCAGACGAGCAGCTCATTGTTTATAGAGAGTTATATTGTTCTAAGGTTACAGCTACAGATCTAGCTGTTATGATCTTAGACTTAGAGAAAAAAGATGGTGGTATGAGATACGGGGTGCTAGACTCTTCTTTGTGGCACAACCGTGGCGACACGGGGCCATCACTAGCTGAGCAAATGATTATGAAGGGTTGTCGATGGCGACCATCTGATCGCTCTAGAGGCTCACGTGTCGCAGGTAAAAACGAAATACATAGGCGGTTACAGGTAGATGAGTTTACTGAGAAGCCTAGATTAGTATTTATGAATAACTGCACAAACACTATAGCGCAGATACCAAGCATTCCTCTGGATAAAAGAAACCCAGAAGATGTAGACACTCACGCAGAGGATCACTTATACGATGCTTTACGTTATGGTGTTATGACACGTCCACGCAGCAGCATTTGGGATTTTAACCCAGCAACACAACGCACAGGCTTTCAAGCTAGTGATACAACATTCGGGTATTAATAAATGGCAGAACAAGAAGAAATGTTTGAAACAGATGAAGTCGTAGCTGCAGAAGACAGTACGGATAGTATCTTTGAACAAAAAGATAGTGTAGTAGCTTTTGTACAAGAGCGATACAAACGAGCAGAGGATGCACGTTACTCAGATGAACAGCGCTGGTTAAAAGCTTACCGAAACTATAGGGGCTTATACGGCAAGGATGTACAGTTCACAGACACTGAGAAGTCACGTGTATTTGTTAAGGTTACTAAGACTAAGACACTTGCTGCCTACGGACAGATTGTAGATGTACTATTTGGTAACAACAAGTTCCCACTATCTGTTAACCCTTCTGTATTACCTGATGGTGTAGCGGAAGCAGTACATATTAATATAGACCCTAAAGCTCAAGCGGCAGGTGATGCACTAAAGCCTGTAACTGAAGATAAAGCTTCTGGTTCTTACCTTCTTAATGGTGATACTACACTAAAACCTGGTGAGACCCTTATGGACTTACAGGCACGAATGGGTGGTTTAAACAGTAAGTTAGAAGCTGTATCAGATAAAATTATTGAGGGTGATGGCACTACTCCATCCACCGTATCCTTCCACCCAGCTATGATCTCAGCTAAGAAGATGGAAAAGAAAATCCATGACCAGCTGCAGGAATCAGGTGCTTCTACACACTTACGCTCAATGGCGTTTGAGATGGCATTACTTGGTACAGGTGTTATGAAGGGTCCTTTCGCAGTAGATAAAGAATACCCTAACTGGAATGATGATGGTGAGTATGATCCATTAGTCAAGACAGTACCAGAATGTAGCCATGTTTCATCTTGGGACTTCTACCCAGACCCAGAAGCTAAGTCTATGAATGATGCAGAGTATACTGTTGAACGTCATAAGATGTCCCGTACGCAATTACGTTCCTTGAGAAGTCGTCCTTACTTCATG